CAACGTGATTGGAGTCAAACTGCTGCTGATCTGGTCAGTGGTGTTGGCCTTGGTGCAGTTAACTCTATCGGTGGTATAGGTGCAATGGGTCTTGGCCTTGTGAATGCAGATGCTGGCCAAGCTGCTGCTACCAAGTTGGAAGACTTTGGTTCATTCGTTCGTGACACTCAATCACCTGCATTGCAGCAACGTCGCAAAGTGTTGGCTGCTACTGACTTGATGGACAAGCGTGATAGTGATCTTCAGTATGAACAAGATAAAGCTGCTGGTGCTGGCATCACTGCTGATCTTTCACGTTTTGGCCGTGGTGTTGTAGATGGCATTGCCAACGCAATTGCCGATCCAATCACACTGTCTGATGGCATTGCTGAAGGTTCTGGTTCCTTTTTAGCATTGGCTCCTGTTAGTCGTGCTGCCAATGCAGCCAAGCTCTTGAAAGCTGCTGCTGCCAAAGACACTGCTCTGGCTGCTGGTAAGACGATTGAAGAAGCTACTGCCATTGCCAAGGGTGTCATGGCCAAAGATGGTATGGCTATTCCTGCTGCCATTGGTGCAATGGAATCTGGTGGTGCTTATCAAGGCAGTGTTAATGAAGTCAATAACATGACCCATGAACAATTGCTTGCTGGCTCCCCTGCGTATGCAGAAATGATTGCTGCTGGTATTTCTCCAAAAGAAGCCCGTACTTCTGTAGCCAACAAAGCTGGTCTGATGGCTGCTGCCATCACTGCTCCCTTTGCTGTGGCTGCTGGTTCATTGGTCAAAGGTTTTGAAGGCAATGCTCTGAAAATGGGGGCTGGCCGTACTGCTCTTACCAACATGGGCAAAGAAACTATTGAAGAAGGTTCCCAAGGTGTTACTGGTGCCATTGCACAAAATCTGGGTATCCAGACTTTTGCAAATGCAGACAAATCTCTTTCTGAAAATGTAGGTGAACAAGGTGGGCGTGGTGCTTTATATGGCTTGGGTACTGCTGGTGTTATGGCTGCACCAAGTGTTCTGGCTGGTGCTATCAAGAGTGCTGCTGGTTCTGTAGTTGGTGGCGTCACCAATTACTTGACTGAACGTGGTGATGCAATCACTGCTGAAAATGAAGCTGCATCTCCTGCTTCCATTAACCGTGCTGTTGAACAGTCTGCTGCTTTGGTTCAGGTAGCCCCTGCACTCAAGGCTGAAGTGGAACAGGCATTGGCTCCTGTTGCTGAAGATACGCCTGAAGTGGCTGCAGCCAAAGCAACTGCTATGGCAGATTTCCCCGGCTTCATTGATGCACTGAATATTCAGGAAACTGAATTGCAGTCACCTCTTTTGCAGCCTGTGGCGTCTGTCATTGCTGGTGCAAAGACACGCCCTGAAGCAATCACTGCAGTGCTTGCAGACATGAAGCAAGAGAAAGACCCTCGTGCTTATTTTGAGAAAGCTGTTGCTCTGCAGACTTTGATTGATACATCACTGGCAGCTACCGACAAACTGGGGGGTATTGACGATATGTTGCTTCCTCCACAAGTAAGCAAACTCTTTCAAAGTGTTGCTGGCATTGGTGATGCTTTGATAAATTCACCTGAAGTGGCAAGACACTTGGCCAAAGCTACTCAATTATTGCAATCACCTGCTGGTGTGAAGCTCATGAATGAGTTGCAGCAAACTCCTGAATCAGCACAAGTAATTGCTACGGTTGCTCAGACGAACCCTGATCAGATTGTTCCTGTTGTGGGCAAGACAGTTCTGAAGATGGCACAGGACGGTAAGCTTGTGCTGACAGAAGCTCAGACAAAATCTCTGGAGTCTGCCGTTGCATTGATGGAATCAGCACAGGCTTTTGATGCAGAATTGTTGTCACAAGGTGTGCCTAAATTGAAGGACATTGTTTCTGTTGAAATCAAAACTGAAGATGATCCGGGTAAAGATACACAAGGTGAACGCTCTGCTTTACAACACGCTCGTGAAATTGCTAAGTTAGCAATTCGTGGTGATATGAAAGGTGCTCAAGCAGCCCTTAAAACTTTTGGTACTTTTGCCCAAGGGCAATCTAATAAAGTAACTGGCATTAATCAGCATTATGCTGCTGGTAGAGGTGCACCTCACGTCACAGTAAAAGTAGCCTCTTATAAAGGCGGCATGACAGACATTAAAACTCCTGTTGGGATTACGCCCACAAAAGAAGGTTCTGTTAATTTTGCAAAGCGTGTCACTGCAGAAGCACGCTTCTTGGCCAACATGCACAACCTGTTGAATGACACATACAACTTGGGTGTGTCAGCACTTCCAATTGTTGAATTGGATGCTGCTCTTGCCAATGGTCGTACTGCTGATGTGGTTGCTGAATTCAACAATGGTAAGCGTGGCTACCCACAACAACAGACATTGAAGCCTGCTGCTGTTACGCCTACGCCTGCTGCACCTGTGGCTAAAGTCAAGAAGGAACGCAAACCAAAAGTAATCAAAGAACCAAAACCTCTGAAGATTTCCAAGGCTGTGAAAGCAAGCAAGACAGACAAACTGCAAGCACGTCTTGACACTGAGAAGCGTCCTAATATTCTGGCTCAAATCAATGCTGAGTTAGCCCTGCGTAAAGATCAACCAACCCCGGAGAAAGCAAATGTCACTCAAACCCCTGAAGCCATCAAAGCAGAACCGAGCCAAGCGGCCCAAGCCACAACCAGTCCCGCAGCAACTGGAACTCCCGTTCAACAAGTAGTTGCACCTGTCATTACACCAACGATTGTTCCCAATGCACCTAGTGTTACTGGCCAAGCAATTGTTGCTGCATCGGTGGTTACTCCCCCTGCTGCACCAAAGACAGTGGCTGAAGCCTACCCTGAGTTGTTGGGTAACAGTCGTGGTGTGACTTCGCTGGATAAGGCATTCAGCCTACGCAAGACTGTTTCTCGTTTCCTTGGTTCGGTATCCCCTGCAGCATTGGTGCAGTCTGTTCTTAGCTCCACCTCTGCACTGGTGGACTTCCTTGGTAAAGACACAACCAAGCGTTCATTGACGCCTGAGATTGCTACCTACTACGGTGAGCGTGTGCCTGCAATGGTGGGTGAGTTAGTCAAGCGTATGAACGCTTCCATGAATTCAGCGATTGACATTGTGCCCAAGAATGGCCTTACGCTACGTATCCTGTTGGGTACTGGTATTCCCGTGCATGATTACCTTCGTGGTAAAGCATTAAATATTTTAGAGTCTGATGGTAATACCAAACATCAACAAAATTTAAAGCTTGTGCAGGAAGCTCTTGTTGCTCATTTCAAAGACAAGCCCATAGTTATTGCTGAGTCTGCAGGCAAAAATGCTGAAGGTAAAGACCTGTATAAGCATAACCATAAGCTCATTGAATCTATTGTTCAAAATCATTTAATTGGTTTAGGTGAAAAACCTACACAAGCTTTTATTAAAGCAGCAATCAATGATTACATCAATGGTGCAAATTACGTTTACAACCAAGAGCTTGTGGAAGCTGCTGTTCTTGGTTCCTTGAATTGGTTTCAGAACTCAACCAATACTGGTGTCATTCGTGAAGAGAAAGACATTGCTGCATTGCTTGGTATCAATGAAGAAGACGTATCTGCTGCAATGCTGACTGCATTTAATAGTGGTGATCAATTGACTATGTGGGATGTGATTCCCCGTATGGCAGCAAACATCACTGAGTTCTGGGGAATGAAAGCTAACAATGATTTCTCACAGTCAGCTACTGTTGGTATCCCTCAAGCTGTGGCAACTGAAGTGCTCACTGCCATGATTGAAGTTGGTCTGGTTGAGTACAACAAGATTCGTCCTGAAGGTGCAACACAAGACTTGAACACGTTCAAGCTGGACCATGATCAACTGGGTACAGGCTATGAAGCTTACCCAACATTCTTGGCTGAGATGGCCAATTCTGAAATCATTGAACCAATGTACTTTGGTGATGCTGTTGTACCTGTGGCCAAGACACAGATGAACAATGCTGATGTGGCATTGACTTCTGATCAAGTCAAGGCAATTGAGCATGAGCAGAAGACTCCGTTCTTCTTGAACCAACCAATGCTGGACTTGTACAAGCAGCTTGGTATTGATAGTTTGCTTAATATCTTTGGTGCTGGCACTTTGACTGAAGATGATAAGAAACTCTTCAACAAGACGCACCTTGAGACAGTAGAAGGTAAGAACTTATCCATAGTCTCTGCTCTTGATTCACTGCTTGGTCGTGCTGAAGAGATGCAAAACATTGCTGATGCAAGTGGCACACCTCTGAACAAACTTGCAGCACGCTTTGCTTATGGCATGAGTCGTGTTGGTCGTATGCAGATGTTGGGTAAGCAGAATCCACAAGCATCTAAGTTGGTGCGTGAAGCATTGATGCCCAATGCATCCACGATTGATTTGAACAACACTGAAGACTACAACGGTTACATGCTGGCAGTAGCACAGATGCTTGGTGTTAAGGTGCACACAAAACCTCTTGAAGACTCTATTGCTGAAGCAAAGGCATTGCTCGATGGTAAATTGAAGCCTGCAGTTGATCTGATGCTGAAGTTCCATGAGACTGATGCACTGGATAAGGATGCTACAGACTTGCTCAAGGAGTTGATGCCTCTTGCTGGTGGTACGTTCATGGGGCTTCATGCCATTGTTGACTACGCTCGTACACAAGCTGATGGCTTTGATGGTACAGACTACACCACCAATGTCTATGTTGAAGCAGACGGTGTGACCAATGGTCCCGTCAATGCAATGGTGAATCTGTTTGCTGGTCGGTTCAATCTGAACTGGTTGCAGAATATTGCCAAGGGTGGTCTGTTCTTGACACCAGATCAAACCATGAACCAACACCGCAAAACTGATGGTGTTGATTTGTACACTGAAGCTACACATCAATTTGTCAAAGCACGTACTGCACTAAAAGCAGACTTAGACAAAGACGGTGTTGGCCAACAGATGACTACCCTCATGAAATTGATGGGCACTTTCATTAAGGATATTACTGTCAATGAAAAAGATGAAGTAACTCTTAAACGGGGTGTTGCCAAGAATCCCTTGACCATTACTATTTATGGTTCTGGTGAGCGTGGTATTGCCAACAAAGTAACTGCTGAATTGCTGGATGCTATCTATGCAAAGATGTCTGATGCAATGCAGAGACAAGCTGCATTCAATGCAGAGGATGACTCCACTGGTATTAAGATGAGTTTTGCTCAAGCAATGTTTGGTTTGAATGGTTCAGCCAATAAGACTGCTGAAGAACTGTTCAGCGAGTTCCGTAATGCTTTGGCTCAATTATCTACACGAGTTGTTATTCGCTCATTCAAGAAGCAGAAGTATTACAACGTACCTCACTCTGTTGACCCATTGGATGCTCCTGTCAGGAACATGACTGCAGCTATCCGTGTTGGTGATCCACAGCTATTCAAAGTGGGTGGTGCACAACTGGTAGCATTGCAAGAAAACATGCTGACCTTGTTTGTCAAACCTTTGCGTAAAGGCATTGAGAAAACTGTTGGTGATGAAGTTATGGCTACAGCCAAGATGCTTCAGATCGCTACACAGGTTCAGTCGATTGGTCTGCAAGCTGCATTCAAGAAAGCAGTGGCAGAAGCTTTGGTTAAATTCAAGCGTCCAGATACTTTGTTTCTGACCAAGAATGAACAGACGATGATCATGCAGGAACTGATTAAAAAGTTCCCTACGGTCAAGACACAAGCTCAAGAGTTTCTGATTGCCAGCACCTCACAGAGTCAGGTCAAGGCATCTGATTTCTCCCGTGCACTGAACAATGGTTTGGAGATGAAGGCATCTGTATTTGCACCTGCAGATTCTGGTGTTGCTGGTTCCCCATTCCTGAATATCGGTATGGGTGATGGCTTAATGATGCAAACCATGAGTTTGATGCAAGATGCCATTGCAGGCACCCTGAAGATTTTTGACGGTGTAAACATCCCAGTTGACAAGATCAAAAAAGGCTCATTGCAAGCCAATACTGCTGTGGCAGAGACTTGGCAAGGCAACCCAATGCGTGCTGTGGCCAACAGTTTCAAGGCTGCACTGGGCAATATTGAAAAGGCAATGCAAACTGCCACTGAAGATGAAATCAAAGCTGTAGAGCGTATCTTTGTCTCTCTGGAATTGCCAAGCTTGGACATGAAGTCTGGGTTGGAATACATCCTGAGTGAAGTTGAGCACATGGCTAATCAAGTGGAAGCACGTCACTTGGCAATGCAAGAAGTGGCTCACTCCATTGACCAGATGGCTTCTGCTGAAGCACCCTTTCAGAACCAAGGGGAAGACCTCTCTGGCCTGTCACCTGTAGCTCAAGTGATTCGCCTCAATGAGATTTATTTTGCAAAGCTTGTTGAAGTGCAGGCTCGATACAAAGCCAATGCTTCTGTATCTGCAGAACTCAAGGGGCGTAACAGTGAGTCAATGCCTCGGATCATGTACACTTTTGAGGGTATGCTGACTGAGATTCGTAAGCTGCCTGCTGACTTGCAAGAGACAGCCAAGCAAGCATTGCGTAGTCCTGCCATGCGTGATTACCTGATCATTGTGGCGTCACCTGAAGACATCAACAATGAAACAGGTGATTTGCTTGGTTCTGCCAACGGCATTACTGATATTGAAAACAAACGCATCTACCTTGCTTCGGCTGATCCTGAAGTATGGGTGCATGAATTGGTGCACGCTGCTACCTATGAAAAGGTGCAGAGCGTATTGAATGGAACCAACAAAGACAAAGTAACCATTGCTGCTGTGGAACGTCTGCAAGCATTGCGTGGTCAGTTTGATCTGATGAGCAATGACCAAGCAAACTGGACTACTGAGCAAGTCACTGCTTACAGAGAAGCAGTCAATTCAATGTTTGCTGCCAAGATGGAATTTGGTGAGGCTGCTGAACTCAATGAGTTTATGGCTTGGGCCACAACGAATCAATCACTGATTGAAGTGGGCAAAGAAACCAAGGCTACATTCAGAGCATTTGAGAAAATGACTCGTGCAGTGGTTAATACTATTCGCCGTATCTTCTTTGGTTCGGCACCAGACAAATTACCAAGGGATTTTTTCAATGCTGTGCGTTTTAACACCACATTGATTGCTACTCGCAAGCAACCTGCAGCAACTGAAGAAGGACAGAATTTGATTCTGCGTCACACCAATAGCTACGGCAATGATGCTCGTTTGAATCAAATTCAAAGTACCTATCTGTCAATGATGACTCCTTTATTTGCTGGTATCAAGAATCAAGCAAAGAAGACCAATGCTGTGATTTACTCAACTAATTTGACATTGGCTGTGGAGTCTGCATTCCCAATGAACCAACAAGAGAAAAGTACTTTTCAAACTGTGGTGACAGCATTGGCAACTGAAGCAGCAATCAACCCTGCATCAATGGCTAAAGCACAAGAGCTTTACAACCATGTGACCAAGCAATTAGAAGTCGAAGACTTCATGAGCAATCCTGCTCTGCAAGACCCAGTGGATCGTTTCTATGCTCAAGAGATGTATGACGTGATCATGGGTAAGACTGGGCTTGTAAAAGACAGTCTTGGTCGTAGTTCATTGATGCCTACATTTCTGGCACTGGCCACGACTAATGATGGTTTCCGTGCAATCTTGGCCAAGATGAATATGCCTGAAGTAGCCAAGAACACTGGTACAACACTGGATGTTTATCTGCGTAACTACGGTACGGCAGCAATGGAAGCAATGTCTGATCGTTTGTCTGGTGTGAAATCCACTGACTCTGTAATGCAAGCCATTGATAACTTGCAACACAATGTCATTGCCAACAACGTGGAGAAAACTACCATTCTTGGGATGGTCAGCAACAAATTTGGTGGTTGGGTAGACACTGCCAATGACTACGCTGTGGAGAAGCTAGGTAATGTAGCTGTTGCTGGTGTTGCCTTGGGCGACAAGATGAAGAAGTCCAACATCAAAGCGGTGTCGGGTGCTGCCAGTATTGTGAAAGTACTGTCAGGTAGTTTGTCAGACAAGACTTCTGCATTCATGGCTGAAGGTATGTTATCTGCCATGAATAGTCGTAATGGTTTGCAGCCTCTACGTGATTTTGCCAATGACATGCTTGGTCGTGTGGCTTCCAATGCCAACATCTATGACATGATCAAACAGGTTCGTTCTACTGTGGCTTCTGTCCGTCAGGAGTTTCGTGAGAATGTGCCCATGAAATTGTCCAAGACATTCAAGGTTGATCCTACGGATGAAGTTTGGACTGAGTTGAATCGTGCAATGGGTAAGACTGACATGGCAGCTTTGGATATGCCCTTTGCTGACATTGCTGAGTTGGTTCGCAATAAGGCACAGACTGCTCGTGAAATCAAGACACGGGAAGATGCAATCCGGGCAGAGCTTGGTGCTGTAGCTCCAAGGTATTTGGCTAAAGCTGCACAGTTGGCCAAGTACATGAAGACAGGTATTGTGGGGAATAACCTGTTGCGTAATGCAGGGGCTATTGCTTACCTTGTGCAGAACAAAGCACCTACACCAGCATTGACCAAGAACATTGATGAACTGGTGTCTCTGTATGCTTTACGCGACATGGAACAGAATGAGCGTGATGCCTTTAATTCCTTGGTTCAAGATGAAGGTTTGGAATTCACCTTCATGTACTTGAAACAACAACGTGTTGATGAGACTGCTAAAGCTCTACAACATGGGGGTTCTAAGTTCAATCACTACAAGGGATACATTCCTTCAGTGCAATCTTCAGGTATGTCTCTGATCGTAGCTGATGACACACAAGATGCACGCTTGAAAGCCATGAGTTATGTGCGTGTGGGTGATTACAACGGTGCTGGCGCTGAAGGTACTGTGGTGAAGCGTGGTTACTATTTCAACAATGCACCTACTCGTGGGACATTCAACCAAGGCATCATGCAGAACGTGAATATTACTGCCAACGGTGTTGGTGCAGTACACGGGTTTACACAAGGTTTAACTGCTGGTGTGATCACTGATCCTATCTATGTGGCCAAACTGTTCAAGCGTATTGCAATGGGTGCTGAAAAAGGAACCAATGAACATCTGATGCCGATCTTTGATGAACAAGGAACTGTGTTTGCGTATGAACGATCTGTTGACCCTGTGCAATTGGAACGACTGCAAAGCAATAACAAGCTACATCAGATGCTTGGTGTGTGGCGTGGTCGTCAAGTTGAAGAAGCAATGGCCAATGAAGTCAACAACAAGTTGGTTGATAACATGGTGGCAATGTATGAAAAAGATAAGAAAGCAAATCGTGGGTCAGAGTATGTGAATATTTTCGATCCAAAGGACAAAATTCTTGCTGATGCTCTGAAGCTAATGCCTGCTGATGTGCGTGATTACATGAACTCAGCTACGGGAACTACGGATGAATTTTGGGTTCGTCGTGATATGGTGTTTGATGCTTTTGGCTACCGTACCGCATCAGTAGGTGATGCTTGGACGGGCAACAGTCGTTTCTCTGACGAGACACAGAAAGTGTTTCAACGAGTTGCCTTGGGTGTGATGGGGAACCAAGCTTTCAGTCGATTGCTTACGGCTGAAAAGTTTGTTCAGGGCTTCATGGCTGATGCCCGTACAACGATTGTTGTGAAATCGGTGATTGTTCCTGCGTTGAATTTAATATCCAACTTGGGACAATTGATTGCTCGTGGTGTTCCTTTGAAAGATGTGTTGCGTAAAGCTCCTGCCAAGACTGCTGAGATTGAGTCTTATGTGAAGAATCGCTTGCGTCAAGTGGATGCTGAAGCTGAACTACGTGCAGCCAAGACAACCAATGAAACGCTCAAACTGGAAGCTGAGATTCAGTCATTGAAAGATGCTCAACGCCGTTTGACGATCTGGCCATTGATCGAAGCTGGTGAATTTACCGCCATCTCTGATGTAGGCATTACCCATGATGATGTTGATCTGAGCCAAGGACGTTGGCACCAGTACATCGAGAAGAAGGTAGACAAGCTGCCAGAGGCTGTTCGCAACGCTGGTCGGTACGCATACATCACCAAGGACACTGCGTTGTTCCAAGGGCTGCAAAAGGCTGTCCAGTATGGTGATTTCTTGGCCAAAGCAATCATGTACGATGACATGGTGCTACGCCAGAAGAAAACCTCTGCTGAAGCAATGGCACGGATCACTGAAGAGTTTGTGAACTATGACCGTTTGCCCGGCAGATTCCGTGGGTATCTGGAGCAAATGGGCATGCTTTGGTTCTACAACTTCAAGTTGCGTTCAAGCAAGGTAGCCATCAGCATGATGAGGAACAATCCAATCCATGCACTCATGAGTAATTTCATGCCAGTGCCTGATGTATTTGGTCCTGTTGGTTCGCCGTTTGAAGATAACTTCTTGGCTAAAGCAGTCAGCAACACTCTGGGATATTCAATGGGACCGGGAATGGGATTCCGTGCACCAACGATGAATCCTTGGTGGCAGATGGTGAACTAAAGGTAGGGCAAGATTGGCATGTTGCAATCGAGGGGATGAGACATTGCATACCGCGAATATGCTCTGAAAATCCAACTACGAAAGCTCATCCAATCTTGCCTACACAATAGATGGGGCAGCTAGATTTGTTGTCCCGGCATGAAGTGGTTCCTGTAGTCGGCACTGCCAACGGACACCGAGGCGATTTGCATGGTGTTGCAGGTTCAATCTTCTTGGCGTGCTGCCCCGTAACTGGCTCCCAACATGGAATCGAACCACGGACAACTTGATTAACAGTCAAGTGCTCTACCGACTGAGCTATTGAGGAATATTATTAGTGTGGGGTTTCCTTCACTGTCATCCCCCATCGGACTGTACTTTCGCACCCGTGAAGATAGATACCCACCGACAGTCTACTCTGGTGCCCCGTCTAGGACTTGAACCTAGAGAATCTGGTTTCTAAAACCAGCATGTTTACCAATTTCATCAACAGGGCATTATTTGGTCTGTGTGAAAGGATTTGAACCTCTGACCCCTCACTTCCAAGGCGAGAACTCTGACCAGACTGAGCTACACACAGACAGAACGCAAATATATCACAAAATTGGACGGGCTTCGCACCCGATAGAACCCCTACCTAATAGCTTGGGTCTGAGCTTAATACTAAGTGCAAGCTCAGTATTAAAGATGGCGACTAGGTTCCCCCAATCCAACCTAACTGCTGTCACAGTAGACTTAACCATCAAGTAAGGGGACTGGCTCCTTGCTACTAATAAACTTGTTATGGTACTACACACAACCGTTCCAGTTTTCACTGAGTAGTCCCCTTACTTGATGGTACGAGTAATCGGAATCGAACCGATATGAGCAATGCTCGTCAGATTTTAAGTCTGGTGCGTCTACCTATTTCGCCATACTCGTATTGGTGGAGATGAATGGATTTGAACCACTGCGCTTTTTACAGAACGGATTTACAGTCCGTCGCCTTCAACCACTCGGCCACATCTCCATAGACTGCTTACGGCAGTCAATCGTCTGGTGTTATTACGGAGTTCCAAATAACCCGCACCGTCTATTCCGATGTGTCTTCTACATTATCTACCCAAAAGTAAGCAATCAAGCCGATAACCAAAATTATTGCTGCATAGGGTGCTACAGCAATGATGGCTGCAGTAAGTGCAAGCACAGCAGCCATCACAAGTACAACGTACAGGGTGGCTTTCATGCCTCTTACTCAGGCTTCTTCAGACTACCGAAGAGTGGACGACGCACAGTGGTGGTAACTTCTGGTGCAGCTTCCTCTTTGGTTTCAACAGCAGCATCTTGCTGCTCACTTTTGTCAGCCACAGCAGGTGCTTGTGGCTCAACCACAAGTACTTCTTCAACCACAACAACAGCCACGGGAACAGCTTCAGGGCTTTCCTTGACCACAGTACGTGCAGGCACCTTGAGTGCAGCCATAGATGGGTTAGCTGGAACAACTGCAGCCAGAGGTGTTGCCATAGGGACAACAGTCTTAACTGGTGCAGCAGTACCAGACTTGATGATGTCCACAGTAGCTGTGAATCCATCAACGCCACGACCAGCACGCAGATCAATGCACAGTTCGGCACCGTCTTTGACGTTCATCAGGTCATTGACATAGTTTTTGATTGCTTGTTCAAGCTCGGATTGGGGGAGAATTAGTTGCATAGGATTTCCTAAGTTATAGGGTTGATGGTGACTTCGACACGAGGGTTCTTACTGTCTACAGAACCAAACAAATACTGAACTCCAAGTACGTGCTGGTAGTTATCGTCTGCTATGTAACCTAGATTGACCAAGGCATCACTAAAGAATTTATCCACCACACTGCAGATGTTGGCTACATCACACAGTCTATGAGACTGGGGATACAACTCATAAGACAATGAGACTTGTTTCAGTGATGGTAAGTTCTTTAAGAGTGGAGCAATCTGCTCCTGAAAACTTATTTTTACTTTGTTCAATGTTTGGTAATGAGCATTACGATAAATGTTTAAATTCAGTTGGAAGACTTTGGTCTTACTTTGCTTAACGGCTAGTGGCAGAGAGAATACCCACATAATCATGTTCAGTTGTTGAGAATACGCAAGCATACCCCCAACAACTAACATTTATAGCAAGTACTTAAGCTTTCTTACCGAACAAAGATTTCTTCGGTGCACCAGCAGCAGATGGAGCAGCACCCGGTGCAGGTGGTTTACCTGACATAGCGGAATGTGCACCCTTCTTATTGCGACGATCACGGACTTTACCCACACCATTTTCATCAGTGTTGGCTTCGATCCATTTGTGATAGAACACACCAGTTTCCAGACCTTGTTCAGCTTCTGTGATGGTCAGCTTGGTTTCAGTGTGATAGAACTTTTGCAGTTCATTCTTTTCCACTTCTTCAGCCGTATCAACGTAGTTGCCGTTGGCGTCTTTCTCTTGCTTGTTCACCAGTTGCTTTTCAATTGCAAAGGTGATTGGCTTGTCGAGCAGACCGACCAGCACAGGCACAGCAGTAGGGACTTCTTTCTTTTGGTCGAAGTCATAGATATTGACGATTTTCTCTTCAACATCTTGGCTGGCCAGAGGTTCTTCAGTGGTCAACATGCACAAGCTGTCAATCATGCTGAAGCCCATGAGGGGGAGCTTCTTACCGTCTTTGACGTAGAAGTTTTCACCCTTGCCATTGGTGATCAGGATTTGCTGACGGTACTCACGGGAGCCGACAGCCAGAGTCAGGGCAATGAATTGAGCACCTGATTTGTAGGCACCAGCGTAGGCCATCTTGACACGGCCATCATAGACGCCAGTGTCCCAGAGGCCACCGCCGCCGATACGATCTTCAGGTTTTTCGAGGCCATCAGCAGAGAGGTTTTTAAAAAATGACATGGTATTTTCTTTCTTGGTTCAGGGTTGGTTATTGGTCATCTGCGTAAAACTCATGCAATTTGTCAAGCACGAGTTGGCAGTCATTGTCGATATAGGTCTGTGCACGAGTGAACAAACCCATTGGGCCACGGATTCGTTCACCAACTGTTTTCTTGGTCAGTTGAGTTTGGAACACATGTTTGTAGCCTTGAATCTCATCATCAGGTGTGATGGGAAGCAAGTCATTGGTGTAGTCTTTTAAGTCCTTCAGGGGAAGGCGTTTGCAAGACACAATGCAGGAGAAGTAAGCTTCAATGCCAACTCCTTTCAGAGCACCCTTTACAGGGATAAATGTTCGGGTGTCCAGTGTCTTTTCATCTGTCTCGTCTTTGACGTGAGCAGTGAAGATCACAGGTTTACCGAATTGAGGCACAAGCTCTTGCATCAGAGTTTTGAAATACTGTTGGTAGTCACCCCATGCTTTCATTGTGTTGGCTGCTCTGAGCACATACTGTGACTCATACATTTCCATCAGGAAAGTCAGCGAGTCCACAATGATACCGTCAACATCATCACGATTATCAATCGCCTCCTGAAAATAGCTGTGTATTTCCATTGGGTCAGTGATTGTAATACGGTTGAACTTGTTTTTAAATGGCAAGCGTTTACCGGATTCACAGTTGAGATAAACCCAACGATCCTGATTTTTAATGTTACGGAGACTAGCGCTTTTGCCAGTGGATGAATAGCCCACTACTGCAATCAGTTGGTCATTGGGTGCGACTTCTTCTGTCATATATTTCCTAAAGTTTAGAACCAAATAAAAGAATAACTTAATTCACTTGGTTCAATGGGTTATTTACCAGCGATTTTCTTGGCCACTGTTTGCATAATGGTTGATTCAATTTCTGATACAGGCAGGGCATTATTCAATTTCTTGTTGAATGCCAACACTTGTTTCTGCACTTCATAGAAGTCCATGCCACCATCAACCAGTGTCAAAGCAAACTTGACCATCTGATTATTACGATTGCCTGAAGCAATACGTTGAGCAAACCAGCGTTCAAGGTTGTCCATAGACTCAACCTTCTTCATTTCATTTTTGAACTCTTCGTTCTTTGCAGTCTTGGGAATAAATCTCAGGACATCAAATAGATCGCCTTCAAGGTTGTAGTGATAGGTGCCCTTGTCATTGGATGCCCACTTGCGTGAGCGTTGATTCGCTTCCTCATCTGTTTGAAAAGGGAGCCATTCAACAATGGCATTCATGAAATCACGGTAGTCATCAGCATCCAGTTCCAAGTGATAGTTCATGGGGATGATCAGACGAAAGCGATTCTCTGCATCAGTGTGACGCTTGGTTGTATAGGTCATGAACTTGTATTCCTTAAGCAAGTCATGAACCAAACCAACAGGCGTACCTCCATCCACATCAATCACAATCATGTTGAAACCAACAATGACATTCTCTTCAGCACGGTGTCCGTTCTTGAATGTGTGGTTGGTCCAGTGCAAGTCAGGCTCTTGAGTCAATGTATGCAGTTGATCAAAGGGTGCAACAACACCTTCATAGTGGTAAGCAAAGTGCTCACTGTAGGCCAAGTGCATTTCTGCAATGTTAGTTTCCTTCAGAGTTTCACCTTTGAAGAATTCAATACCATCCACATAGGTCTTCTTGACCAGAATGTGTTGCTTGTAGCCCCATGCTGTAGCCAAGCTGATCATTTCATTGCGTGCTGCACTACCTGTCTTGTAGAAAGGCAATGCTTCATGCAAGTCAGCATGGGTTAAGTCTGTGCCTTCAGCAGCAATGTACTTGGCCAGCTTGAC